AGAGGGCAAGCGTCCAGCGGTCGCTCAGCCACTCGTCCTCGGTATCACCAAGGCCGCCCTTGAGACTGAGTCCTTCCTCTCCGCCGCCTCCTTCCAGGAAACCACCCGTGTCCTTACCGACGCCTCCATCAAAGCCAAGAGGGATAGCCTCCACGGCCTTAAGGAGAACGTCATCACCGGTAAGCTTATCCCAGCCGGTTCTGGCTTACTCCCAGAAGAAGCTGTCAAGGCCGACCTCGACAACTGGTCCGTCACTGAGCACATGAAAGGTGTCAAAAACCAATACATTGAGGCCCACGACCGTCCAGAAGAAGCTGAATAAGCTCCTCAAATAACGAAATAGCCCCGACCATTCGGCCGGGGCTTTTCTATTTATGTCCTTTCCGCGTCTTTTTGGCGGTCCGTTATGTAAAAACGATTCCGCCGTCGTGGCTTAAGCGTTTTTTAGGCGAAGGAAAACGGCTAACGCGATAGTCATTATTGTTGGAGGAGTTTGAGGATGGAATCCTCTATCTCAATGTAAGGAACGTTAGGGTAGTGGATGGCGTAGGAGAACATCGAGGCGGCCATGCTATAGCGATGCTCATTGGCCTTTAACCCGAATTGCTTTCCGAGAATCCTAAGCAATTCGGAACCTTGATCGACGAAATTGCGGTAGGAGGCATAATAAGCAGCGTTTCCGCTGGTGGTGAAATAACTGAATAAGTCCTGATGCTCCTTGGAGAAGGAGATGAAGGCGTCATATAGGAGCTTGATGCCTTCTTCCAAAGAAGGAATGGTCTTAAATTTGACGAATAATTCGGCTTCTAGGGACACCCAATCGATTCCGACGATGCCGCCCAATATCGCGTTTTTGTCAGGGTAATAGTTATAAATGGTGCCGACGGCGACTTTGCTTTTTCGGGCGATGCTCCTCATCGACAAGGCTTCGTAGCCCTCGGTGGCGATGATTTCCTTCGCGACGGCGATAATCTTGCGTTCCAAATCTATCAGTTTTTTAGGCATGGCTATATTCTACCCCCAAAAGTGGGTATTTTAACAATACGATTTCCACTAAGTGAATATATTCAACTTGCTATCGTGAACAGGTTCATATAAGATTGCCTCGCAGGTAATTTAAGGAGAATTTTATTCGTATGAAAAAACAACTATTACCATTGGCGTTAGCCGCCGTTATGTTGGCCGGCTGCGCCGCCGAAGAATGCCCGGTTTGCCCAGCCGCTTCCGTCTCCTCCTCGATCACCGAGGTCGAAACCGGCGCGACCGATACCGGCAATGGCGGCTGCACCTGTTTTGAGCACTCCGCCCATTGCGGAGCTGAATTTGCCGCCTGCTGATTTTCCTGCCGCTGTGGCTTCATTGCCTAACACATTCGACAGACTTCCGCTTATGCCTTCTGCAGATGGTACAATCTGGACATATGCTTTTGCCAATTCTGTTGCCATATCTTATACCCCGAACAATTCGGCTCTCTTGCGCTCGAATTCCTCTACTGAGTCAAAGTGTTGGTAAACTGATGGCTCTTCTTGTCCTTCGAGTGCTTTGAGCACCATTTTTGGCTTGTTTATTCCTCTTGCTCCGTCCTCTGTCCTTAGCCAGAGCAGGAGTGATACTCTATCTACTAAACCGGCAAGCAAGAGTTGTTCCGTGGTGAGCTTGCGGTTTGCAATTTTCCTCTTAACCCGACTGCTATCTGGCAGGCCGGAGACAAGAATTGCCACCTTAGTAGGTGGCAATTCTCTATACTCCAAGACATGATAAGTCTCAGCCAAATCGCATATCATTTCATCCTCGCACTGATTGATAAGCCGTGCGAGGATCAAGAGTTTTTTAAGTCTTTCGACATGGAGACAATCTCAAGAAGCTCCTCCTGTATCTTGTCAACAGGGCGGAACCCATCATTCATGGCTGCAATATGTTCCATGAGGCTCTCTTTATTATCTCCGAGCATATAATCGAGCATATCGGTGAGAGCTGCGACCTGTTCGATCTTAGTCTCAGCCCTGTCAAATCTGCCGATTGCTTCGAGAAGACTGTAATCATTCAATATGCGCTCATCATACTTAAACGCATACCCTGATTTGGTTTTTCCTTCTATCATGTTCTATACCTCCGCCTTTTTGCCATTTTAGGTCGTAACAACCGGCCTCTTCTTGTAGTGATCGTAATGGGTATTACCACTTGCATCGGGAATACCTGTGATTGTGACATCATACGATGCAAGATCATTGGAAGAGTAAACAGTATCGCCTCTCTCCGTAATCTTTCCATCAGGTATAACCTTCCTGTGCATGGTGTCATCGTTCATTATCAAATCCATTACCCAAACATAAGGTGTGGGCTCGTCGGCATTACTCTGGACAGTCAATCCGGTGGCAAGATCGCCAGATACGTTGCGCTCACCATAAACTGTCGCCTGCACATCCTTGTTGAGAACTTCAATGAACTTGAACTTAAACTTGTCGGAATGATCGGTCTGTATTGTCAGGACCGTATCACCGCCGAATGCCTTCTTGTCCTCAGATGTCTTTGTGTCGCTGTTGGTTATGCCATCCTCTGACAGATAACCGAGACAGGTCCATACCGCAGGATCCAGGACACTGTCTGCCGTAGTAGGGAGAGTAGTGCCCTTGGGCGCACGGTAAAGGCACCCGGAAGGAGTAGGCTTTGCGGCTGATGTATAATTCGCTGTCTGTGACATATTCTTTACTCCTTATAGTGTGTGATATCGAATACTGCCTGATATCGTGGTTGTTTTGTTTTTTGGTCTGTGTAATTGTAGTCGCTGTTAAGCTCGACACGGGTCACTTCCGGGAGGCTGACGGCCTCGAGCATTGCCTCCTTGACGGAGTGATTCAAGGTCATTGCCTCATAAAGTGATGCGCCATAGCTCTGTACAGCAAACGTGGCATGGTATAACTGGTCATTCTGACTTGAGCCTGTCTTTTCGATAAAAACAAAAGAGCTCGGCATACCCTGCCGGAGCTCCGTTGTCACCATCGTGGGACTTAATGCAGTTTTAAGGTAATCTGATATAGTTTTTTCAATCATTCGTGTACCGCCTTCAAAAGACTGTTATCTTCGGATGCTTCATCAAAAGAGGCCACCACCGAGACATTGACACGGTTTTGCCCCACATAGCCGCTGAGCTCCGTTTCCCCTCCGTAATTCGACTGAATTTTTGAGGCGGCTTCCATGCATACCGCCATCATCTCGTCAGATCGAAGAAGCTCCCGGACCCCTGCGCTATTTAATTCAATCCGAACCTTATCAGCCATCGTATCGCTCCACTAATACCTTTTTATTCCATTCAAGCGGAATAAGGTCTTCCATACCCTCACCCTCCGCATAGCAATGATATGTCTTGCCGTTGAATGTTACTGTATTCTCAAGCCATGTGTTTGCATCGCCTTTTGGAATTGACAAGGTATAAAGCTCCTGCGTACCCTCCAACCGATTTGTATCAATCAGATCGTCAACAGAGGATACATTCCAGAGCACGTTTTCAACCGTGACATCTGTATACTTATATATGGGATTTCCCAAAGGATCATATCCATTTATAGTCCTTGTATGAAGGACAACCGAACCACCTTTAATTTTGCCCATAGAAATCAATCACTCCATATTTCTGCGTATGCAAACCAAGAGCTTTCCAATCCTTCCGTAGGAAGGCATTCGTGATGCCGCCTCCCGGGATGGAATAGGTACCGCTCCATGAATAACCATTAGCGGTCTGACTTTCCTGAGTCATAGGATCGCCTTCAATACTCTGCCGCATGATTCGATAAACCACATCAACGGTCACTTGCTTTGCAACAGATGCCCGATTCGGATCTGCGGCAACCAGAGCATCATAATCTTTGCCTTCTTTGTCTGCCTCAAACCTTATATGGTCGCTGACATCCGTAAGAAGGATACCGGCTCTGGTCTGCTCGGCCTGTGATAATGGTCTGTATCTGTCGATTATATCTTGCACTGTTGCATAATTGCTCATTTCTTGACCGCCTTTCTTACTGTGGTCTTTTTCTTGGGTGGATCTGCGATCTTTATATCCTCATCAGGCTCTGCCTTGACCTTATCGGCAGCAGGCGAGGGAGATATTTTCTCCCACACCTTATCATTGCCGAACTCAGAGGAAATCTCGATCATGAGTCCTGTTTTCTTATTCCTGTATACGTTCATTAGGTCGTAATAACAGGAGTGCCATCCTTGCAAACAAGGCAGAATGCATTTGCATCAAGGATGCCCCATCCGATCCATGCCTCAGACCTGAGAAGGATCTGATTTGCCTGCTTAAGATCATATGAACCGCCATCAGGATTACCATATTCGATAACCTCAAGAGGAACTTCCTTTGCGAATCCCCAACGGAATGCGCCGAAGTCACCAACGAGAGCACGGTCATTGGATCCGCTTGCAGAACCGATGGTTACGTTAGAGTCAACTTTTATTCCGCCAAGGTCTGAGAAGTTGCCGAACTGGAAGCCGGGATACTTCGCACCGTTTGCGCTGTTGACCATAGCACCGAGAGCTGCTCTCATGACAGGTGACATTGCGATACCCGTAGGAGCGTACTCATTGGCCTCAAGAACTGCGATTGCGCTCTCAAGGTTTGCATCAGGAGTCGAACCATTGTATGTGATGGCTGTATCAGCACACACATAATCAAAATAGTTGTTACCGATCGTGCCTGCTGCCAGATTGCCGGTACGAGGATCCACACCGTGGATGGCCATCTTGTCGAGACCTGCGCCGACCTTCTTTGCGAATGCATCTGCGAACTCGCGAAGGACATTAAGCCTGTACTCCTCTGATGCAGTCATGAACTCATCAGATACGCGGCTCTGGTAAACAACCTTGATAGGCTTTACTGTAACGGCTGCAACCGTTGCATCGCCGGCAGGCTTCGGATTATTCTCACCTACGATCGAAATGTCGTTGTCGAGTGAGAATGTGAAATAATCCTTGCCGGTAAAAGGAACTGCTTCCTGTGGGGCCATCTTTGCAAGTGAGCTGTGGCCCTTAACCTTGCTGAACATTTCCGATACTAACTCTTTAGGGAAGAGTGAACCCATTGATAATGCTGACATATTATGCCTCCTTTAATTTTTCTTTAAAGCCTGCGACATCTGACGGAGTGCGGCATCTTTTGTCGCTTCTTTGGTGTCTGTGATTCTTGCCTCCGGGTTTGCAAGCGGAGCTGTATTTGCTCCGACCAATGCTTTCAGAGACTCTGCACTCTTTCGGATTTCGTCAGCATCTGAACCCTGCAAGAAATTTACAGCCTCAAAAGATAACCCAAGCTCGTGTGCGATCTGCGTTTTTGCCGAGTGCAGCTCGTATTCTTTGATCTTCGCGTCACGTTCTGCCAAGGTCTTGCTGAAACCTTCTTTTTCTTCTTTTGCTGTGTTCAGTGCCTGCGTCAATTCACTGATCTGCTTCTGAGCTTCGCCGTCTTTCGATTCAAGTTTCTTTGTGAGCTCGTTGATCTGGTCTGTATACTTGACCTTTTCACGCTCCAATCGTCCCTTGATGATCGCGTCAAGCTGCTCCTGTGATTCAATGATTTTAAATTCCTCTGCCATTTTTCTTACCTCCCACGTTTCCGCCGTGTGTGCGTATTTTTTTGTATTAAAAAAGCACCCGGATGGATGCTTTAATAATTTATTTTTTGTTTTGGTTTTTCCTTATACTCATTACAGAGCCAGTGTGCTAAGATCACGCTATCAAGCAGGGCAATCTCGGTATCGGGAGTCAGAGCCTTGTATCCAAAACCGCCATTGGACCCGATTGCTCGCTTTTCGCAGTTTGATGCGGATAATACGAGCGATGGCTGCGCCTTATGGCATATAGTCGCATTTTCGAGAGCTGTCTCGAATAATGCATTTGCCACAATGACATTGCCGACTGTCGGGAGTACCGGCTTCTTTCGGATCTTTGCTTCTTTCATGGCTGATTCGAGGAGCTTCTGACCGTTCGCTCCATCGATAACAACTCCGCCAAGGTCCTGCATCTTGCTTAAGATGTCAACGATCCATTCGTTGCCTATCCTTGCAGGCCTACAATCGAGGCACTCGACAAATATCTTGCCTTTTTTCGACCGATACGCAATGGACATGGCCACATTCGCACCATCGACACCATATTTGACACCGATAAACTTCTTGCCTTCTCGCTTTGGTAGCTGTCTTACCTCAAGAGCGAGCCATTCCTGCTCAGATATGACTGACTTCTGATTGTACTGGATCCACAGGCCAAGCCTTTGGATGTTGTAATCAATCTCATCTGTCTTGTCTTCATTCCTGACTTTACGCTCGTTGAGTTGATAACCCATCGCAGGGTTGCATAGGTACCACAGATCTACATCGTTTACATCTGACTGTTGGTCAACCGACCATTCCGCCCAGCCGACCTCGTCAGCACTGCCCGTAAGGCACGAGTCTCGGAGTTTGGGGAAGACTGTGCCCTTGGACACTGCAGTGGGGGGAGTACCACACAGAATTATCTGAGGGTTAGGACTATCAGATACCACAAATTGCAGTGTGCTCTGTTGGTCATCTGTGTATTCCTGCGCTTCATCTATGATCAGAAGGTCAAACCCCTCGCCAAGCCCTCCTGCCGATGTCCTTGTACGGAAATCGACCGAACCACCTGTATCGAGGAGCGTGATCCTTTCCAACCCGAATTGTTTTGAGTAGGTGTATGCGTTGGTATAGACCTCATCTTTTTTAGGTCTTAAGATTTCCTCATACCCCTTACTTTTTAAGAGTGCTGCGAGCCTTTTTGATGCAGAACTCGATGTTGTTGTCCTGTGAGCAGTATGTAATATAAGCTCACCGTTCTGGAGTCCGTAGAGCTCGCGTATGGTGAGGATTTCGCCCTTACCATTTCTTCTTGGGACAGAGTACCCAAATTTGGGATGCACCCATAATCCCTCATCATTTACAGACATAATGTCATTGATGAGGTTTTGTTGCCATTCCTGTGGCTCTCGACCTGTCGCCCGGTATAGATCCAGGGCAGCAGGCCCTTTCGTTACGGTATAAGGAAGCACAACGGAGTGTGTGGGAGTCTGATTACCATATCTGGTAGCCATACTCCGTACCTCCTTATTGTGTTCTTACAAATCCGTGCCCGGAGGCTCGCATCTTGCCTGATGAGCTGCCATTGCTGATAGTCACATCACATCGGCACCCCTCATGTCTGGCAAAAGCCTCATTTTCAAGGGCTTCATTATAACTATGATAAACACCTTCGCGATCTTGACACCATTCACAGGCTTTGCCGCCTGCTGAGCGCGTGATCGTTATCTCAACGCCTGTATTCGATAAAAATTCGGCATTCTTTTCGGTGTGATTATCTCCAAAATGGTCAACCAGATTGCGAATCGGCTCATTGAGATGGTGATAATTATCGACAAAATTGCCATTCACCAACATTTCAATGATACCATCAAGCCTGTCCTCTTCAATCGGTGGCCGTTTGGGTTTGAGATTTATACCGGCATTCTTGTTTTTGACGGTCTGTATCTCGTCAGCCACATCGGACACCATCGTGTGAGCTTCCTTGACTGTCGGGACAACAACTTTCTCTGCAATGTTATAGTACAGGATGCCGTCAGGTAACACTTCCGGGAGCAGTATATCCATGTAAGCTCTCGACAATGCTTTGCCGACCTTGTTAGTATACTGATTGACCGATGTAAGTGTTCCGTCCCGGGCTCGTTTGAGCATAGCCTGTCTTGTGGCTCCTGCTTTCTCAAGCCGAGAGTGGAAATTCTTCTGAACCTTGTCCAAGAGTGCCGGAGCAATATCTTCTGCCATATATTACCTCCTTAAATTCCTGTAAGATTCCTCAATTTTTCGGGTGTTACATACTCAGGGAAGGCCTGCTGTAATTTGATGAATGCATCACCGATCCCTGACAGGGAAGCTGCGTCAGGCTCAAAGATCGGGAGCCATTTCGGCATGCTCTGATAAATCTCTGTACGCTTGTAAGCCATGTTATCGCGCACACATGCCGCAAGATATCCTGTGTTGAGGAACCCGGTACCGAATGTACGCTGCGCTTTCCTTGCAAGGAGCCTCAGATTCTCATGTCCTGCCCTTATCGCATCCGCGCTTGTAGGATTGTCTGTCTCGAATCCGAGATCATTAAGGGACAGGCCTGTCTCACCGGCAAAAGCCGATGCATACATCTTGAGCTGTTCGTGATGAGGAGTCATACTCGCCATCTGGAACTGTCCAAGAACAGGATGATCGCCGTCCTCGTCCTTCGTGAATTGAAGCATCGAGGATATGGTCGCTCTCCATGTGTCCAAAGGCTCTGCATCTTCACTGATTCCAACAACATATTTCTGAGGGAAAGCATAAAACTCTGCCGATACCTCTGCTCTGGTGATGGTATTGCGAGCTTTGTCCATCAGATCCATGCTTGCCCGGCTGATCCGAGAGTGCCCGAACACTCTCCTTGCATCGGGCCTGTATATGATCGGCACCAGAAGAGCATATGGTGCCTTGTTCGGATAGCTCATAGTTGTGACCGAGCGATTACCCTTCATGATGATCTGTGTTTCACCCGGTATAAAGTATGCCTCAGTAAGGACAGCTCCATTTTCATCACGCTCAAGGACCGCATATCCTTCGGTCAGCATATTTGTGATAGGATCCAGAATGCCTGTCGCATTATATCCATCGATTACCTGCAACCTCGGGAAGCCGTTCGCATCCTCCGAGATGTAAATAAAATCGCAGGAGGAGATCAGGGCACCGAGAATGGCATTGTCAAACAGGATATCCTTGTTGTTAAGGTCAAAGATGCTGTTCATGTTGAAGTAATCGGTATCGCTGATGAATCCATCAAACATCAGGCGATCTGCCAGAACATCGACCGACTTTGCGCACCATCCGAGGACGCTCTTATATGTTTCCCTAAGTTGTAAAGGTATGAGAGGAGAGGGATCCTGCGAGAGATATTTCATCTCGTAGTATTCGTATCTCCTTGCGACCCTT